TTTTTACCAACAGCACCAGCAAAGCCAGAACCGTCTGTGCCACTATTAAATGTTCCTAGTGCAGCGCTACCTTGAACCTGATATAGCTGTCTTGGATCATCGTTGACTCTAACAAATATGTCTGTAAAGCCAGCGGTAGTAGCATTGGCTGGTAAGTATTGTGCAAATTGTTGAACACCATTAGCATCAACATATCTAACACCAACACATACACCCATAACACCAGCAGTGGCGTTAGTAGATGTTCCCGTAAATTCAACCGCTACAGGTGTAGCTGTTGCGGCTACAGGTAGCCCAGCAGTAGTTAGTAATACCTCATCACCAAAAAATATTCCAGCCGTATTATTAGCCTTAACTGGAAACTCTCTCATGGCCCCACCATGATTGGGTGTTCCGCCAAGCATATTAATTGGACGTAACCCGAAAGGGGAAGCAGTAGCTGCCATTTATAAATCTCCTAATAAAAAATTATTTACCTTTACCAAAAGATACCGATGTTTTATGATCTCTAAACAAAGGCGCTCTTGGGTCATTTTCTTTCATAAAATTGTTATTAACTGAATCCATTTGGTTATTAGCCTGATTCTGATAATATTCGTTTCGTTGTTCTACAAGCTCTATTGGAGTTTTGCAGAGTAATAATCCACCTATTTCTACACAACCCGGATGCCTACTATTTGCGTCTGCTACGATTTGCATATGTGGTTGCTCTTCTGCTTTAACTGGTTCCCAACCTTCTCTTAGTTTCATAGAAACATTTCGAGGGTCAGCCTCATTTAAAGTAGACGTGCGAATCCACCTATAATCATAACCGGGCAGTCTATCAGGTTCTGGCAATGTAGAAGGAGGCGCCCAACTTTTTGGACGTTCTTTTGCAGTTCTGTTTTCTAACTCACGAGCTAATCTGTTTTCAGCCATTTTGATTCTCCAATCTAATTAATTCTTTGGCGTATTGTTCCGGGGACAAACCCAACTTCTTTGCTAAATTTATTTGAGACGTACTCAATCGTACTTTCTTAGAAGACGTGGTTCTCGTTACCGGAGCTACAACTGCCGAAGGTTTTGTTTTTACAGTTTCTTTCGTAGATTCTGTATTATCATCGAGTTCAAAATTTTCTGGAAACCGTTTTCTCATGGTTTCGTCTATTCGTTTATAGTACTCATCCGTAGTGGCGTATCCTACGCCATTTTGCTTTACCAGTTTTTCATGCAAACCTAATGCTAGGCTAGTCATTTCTTCGTCTTGACCGAACCAATCATTTTTATTCTGCCAATCCATAGCCTTTGCGTCAGGCGGTAAAGCAGCAGGTTTACTATTACTTTCTTGTTTTACAGTATTTTCTTCAGTTTGTAAAGGGGTTTTATATTTTTTTACATTTTGTTTTCTATAAGTAGCTTCAGTAAGTTTTTGTTGGGCTTCAGCCGCTTTCTCACTGTCCCCATCATCAAAAGCCTCTTTATACGCCTTTTTAGCTGCAGATATTTCAAGATCAGCCGCATTACCTGCGGTATTTAAGAATTGCTCTTTAAGTTTGTTATTTTCTTGAAGTAGCTTTTTAGCAGCTTGAATAGCTTCTTGATTTTCACGTTGGACACGCTCTTTCTCACGTCTCTCATCATGCCAAACTTTTTTAAGTTGGTATATTTTATCTTTTACTTTAGCGTCATACTCATCAAGTTCTTCTGAATCTAACTTATTAACTAATTCTTTTGGTAAGTTTTTTCTATTTTGATCTTCTTCAGGAGTATCATCTGCTATTTCTATCTCAACATCAGACACTTCAGCTTTTACTTCTTCTTTTACTTCTTCATTTGGTATGTTTTGCTCTTCAGCCATATTATTCTCCTATGCTCGTGAAATCCCTCGTGGATCTTCTACAACCGCCTCTACACTGTCATCATTTATAAGGCGAAACTCTTTACCATGTATTTTTACTCTTGTGCCTGAATTGGGTCTAGCTAAAATAAAATCCCCCTCTTTACACCAAGGACCGCTAGGAAACCTATCTTTGTCTGTATAACAATCAGGGCCAAGTTTTAAAACAAAAAACACAGTGCTTAAAACTTCTTCAAAGTGTTTTGTTGTATCAGCTTTAATTAAACCACTTTCATACTTATCTTCTATATTAGGCACCGTACATAAAATATGATACCCAGAAGGCTCTGGTAATTGTGTAGCTTTATTAGTATTTGGTTTTTCCAAATCAGGAAATAACTCTAATTGCTCAGTAGGCATGTTAGTCGTCATTATCGTAGTCTTCCTCCGTAGTTCGTCTAAGGTCTTCAACGTGTGCCTTTGCAGCATTTAGACCTTTTATAACACCGCAAAGTTTTTGATACTCGTCATAAGTCTTAGCTGACCCATTAGCTATGGCTTCACTAACACTTTCTATCTCTTCGTCTATTTTTTCAAACAACACCTTAAAAACAGTCGTCATTCTTTAGGCTCCTGTGTTGGTGGTGTTGGGGGTGTTTGTTCCTGTGGAGAAGTTGGTTCTTCAGATTGGCTCATAGCACTTTGTAATAAAGTTTGTGCAATAGCGTCATCTGATTTATTCTCCATCTTTTGCTCCTCTACTAATGCTTTTATAGCATCACTAGATTGTTTCTGCTCTAACTTTGCGTCATCTGTAGCTGCTTTAGCTAAAGTATTCATTTGAGCCTGTCGTTCTTGCGAAGCAATTCTTTCCTGTTCAACAGCAATCTGTGCTTGTTTAACAGCTAAATCTGCTTGATCTTTCTGTGCTTTTCGTTGAGCGTCTTGCGCTTTGATCTGTAATTCTTGTTGTTGCATTTGAATAATTGGATCTTGTGCTTTTTGTTGCGCTTTTTGCTGTGCTTGTTGTGCCATATTGTTTTGTGACAATTGAGTAGAAGCCTGTGCTATTAAACGAGAAACTTCTAGTTCCATATCTTCCGGCAGCTCTGCATCTGGTTTTGGAAGTGGAGCGCCAACTCTCTTTTCTATATCTAGTCTGTACTTAAATCCTAAATGTTCGGCCACATGTGCCTGTAAAGCTGTTGCTATGAGTTTAGCTTTTGGATTCTGAGCAAGGAGTTGTCCTACGACTGGATCATTTAAAAAGTTCATGTGCGCTAATATATGTGCGTCATGATCTTGATACATAAATGCTTTCATAGGTTTTACTTTTAAAGCGTCCATGTTCTCTGTCAAAGGATCTTTTGGTTTTGCATCTTCTTCAAGAGGTACAAGTTTAGCTGCATCTTTTATACCCAACACATCTAACATCTGCCTATGAAGCTGTGGCATGTTATATATCTGTGGTGCGCCTTGAGCCATCTGCATAACCGCTTGATACTGTACAACCTTTTGCGCCATAGTAGAAGCATTAGGATCAGATATAGGTAAAACCTCAACCAAATCATAATCAGATTGTTTAATATTGGGAGTACCACTTTCAGGTTTATAAGAATATTTATCTGGTGTGTAGTCCCTAATAATGTCTTTTAGTAATTTAAACTCTTGGCGCATAGAGTAATGCACTCTAGCCTGCACAGCAGACATAACTTTTAAAGCTCTTTCTAATATAGCTAAAGTTGTACCTACTGGACTTTGCGCTGACATATCAGATATTTTTAAATCTGCTGCACTCGCAAATCTTCTACCTTCATCAACTATAGTACCCAGTAATGTATATAAGACTTGACTAGGTTCTTTGTACGGCAACGTCATTATATTGTCTTTTATACTTCCACTTGCTACATCTACATCTCTAAACTCAGCAGGACTTATTGGTGTATCATCACCTTTTACTCTAAGTCCTTTAGTCTTAAATCCACCGGGGAGATTAGATAGGGTTCCTGCATCCACAAGTTGTCTTATAAGAGATGTACCAGATTTAGCAAATGCGCCTACCAAATGAATTAAACCAAAACAATAAAACCCAAATCCTGGCACATAGCCATAATGTACAAAGTGATTACGTTTTTTCTTTAGGTCATCATCAGGTTGGTAGTTTCTTCTTATCGAAAGAATTTCGCCCGTAGCTTTTTCAATAGTAACCACATATGGCAAAGCAATTCCTGTTTCTTTTCCATCCTTATCTTTATCCTCATAATCAGGTAAATCTAAATCTACGTGCATCTCTAATATCTTGTACCGATCATCATATGACGCAGAAAACCCCATCTTCTCGGCTATTTTCTTCTCTACATCATCTAACTCATCACTAGGCTCTCCTAACTCTACATCTCTGTAAAACCCAGATACTTGTAACTTTTTTAACTCGTTAGGTGTTTTACGCATAACATGTGTTACACGCTCAGATGTTTCTAAATCTGACGCACCATACGGAACAACAATATCTTCTGCAGGTATAAATATAGATACTTGCCTCTCAAGGCTTGGATCATAATAAACTTTTTTAAACGCATTGCCGGATAAACCAAGACCCCATAACATTCTTTCATGCTCTGGACGATACTCAACCATCTTCTCAGTTAGTTGATAGTTCATATCTGCTCTTACACGAGAGGCTGCTTCTTTTTTCTCTCTGCTACTCTCGCCTATAATTTGAGTTTTTACTGGTCCTTGTGCGGGGAAAGTCTCCATGATTGTTTCAGACTGAAACTTAACAAGCGCTTCAGTCAACAAAGGGTGATGTACACCACAAGCACCGGGCCACGGCTCTGATCTTTCATCTAACTTTAAACCTAAAAGATCTAGTCCATCTACATAAGTTTGCATCCAATCTTTGCGACTAGCTATATCAGATTCAAAGTCACTTAATAGGTCTTCAGATATAGTAACTAATTCATCCTCACTTATAAACTCTGCTAAGTTGGCTTCAAAGTCTTCATCTGTTTCTTTACCCGGCTCTATCTCTATCTCCAAACCACCCATTTCTATAGAAACTTTTTCAGGGTCTTCTATTTCTATCTCTATGCTAGGCTCCATATCTTCTTGGCCTACCATCTGCGCTAGTCCTTTCGGTGTAGGGGTTAGCCCTTTATCTATTCCATTAACTGC